CAATTTGTGTTCGAGGGAAAAGAAGCACTAAATTTAAAGGTCTTCTCTCGTAATCTTGATACACTAGTAGAGAGATTCGAGGACGCTGGAGAGTTCATAAGCGTTGGTAGCAAGATGGAAAAAGTATTAATAAACAAAGAGAAACTACTGTATCTTAGCATTTATAAAACGGGGGAAAGCATACGATGAATATTTGTCAATTCGCTGGAAGAGTAAGTGAGGAAGCGGAACTAACTTACACAGATAGAGGCATGGCCAAGTGTAAATTCAAGATGGTCGTCGGAAAGGGTGGAAGTGATAAAGAATTTGAAGTACCTCTAATCGCACTGGGAACCCTCGGCGAGAAACACGCAGGAGAGCTAAAGAAAGGGGTCAAGGTGCTAGTTAATTCCCACTTTGAACCGTATACCTACCCCTCTAAATTTAAAGAGGGACAAATGAACACAGTTACGCAGTTTCTAGCACGCGACATTCTCCTACTTGCGCAGGAAGATATTTCAAAATATTCGGTGAATGTTGAGGGGATTAAACTGCCTTGGGAGTGATACCAATTGATTTCTACTATTACGAGCTTACTAGATTCCGCTTTAGACTACGCTAATCGCGGTTGGTATGTATTCCCCTTAAAAGCTGGCTCTAAGATTCCTTTTCTAAAGTGGAAAGACGAGGCAACGCGAGACGAAGAAAAGATAAGAGCATGGTGGACTAAGAACCCCAACTACAATATTGCAATTGTCACGGGAGAGAAAAGCGGAATTATCGCAATGGACATAGACCCACGCAGTGGGGGAACAGAAACACTGTTTGAACTTGTTACAAAACACGAGGCACTACCACACACCACCGCTTTTAAAACAGGCGGTGGGGGAATGCACTACATCTTTAAGCATCCAAATTACAAAGTTACTACTACATCCAACGTATTTCAGGGAATTGATTCTAAGGCTGATGGGGGCTACATTATTGCCCCTCCCTCCCTGCATGCGAGCGGTAAAAGATACGAAGTGCAAACGATTGGAACGCTTGCACAAGCCCCGACATGGTGGGCGGAAAAAGTAAAAACACCAGAAAAAATAATCATCGAGGGGGTGAGAAAAATTATTGAAAAACCGTTTCCAGCAGAAAAATACCTACAAGGCGACCCCATTTCAAAAGGGGGCAGGGACGAAACACTTTATAAAATGGGTTGCTCTATGCGCAGATACGGACTAGACAAAGACGAGATATATAACATGCTTTGCGAAGTTAATGAAACGCGGTGTATACCCTCGTTAAGTATAAAAGATATCGCGCGCATTGCGGAATCCTCCGTGAAGTTTGAAGCTGGCGTTGTCGTGCCTGTGGAGTTTGGGCAGGAGCAAGTTACATTCAACACAGAAGGCTTAGAGACACCTGTTCACTATCAAGTGCGATGGGAGGGCATCTATCACACCACGTTCAAAGGGGATGTCCCTCAAACAAAAAAGATTTTCCCCCTCCCAGTGGAGATAACAAGGAGACTGAAAAATGTAGACACGGGAGAGGAAAAAATTGAAATCTCGTTTTATAGAGACGAGGCTTGGACATCTATAATCGTACCACGTAGCACTGCATTTAACAGCTCAAAAATAATTGACCTAGCAAATACAGGACTACCTATTTCCAGCTCGAACTCAAAAGAGATGGTGCGCTACCTTACCGATTTCGAAAGCGCAAACTTAGAAAAGAGGCCGGAATACTCTGTTAGCCGTCTTGGTTGGGTGGGTAAAGAACGATTTGTTCCATATCTTGCAGATAACATCCAGCTCGACGCGCCCGACTCTCTAAAGAAGGGGTATGTATGTTCGGGTGAGGTGAGTAAGTGGGTGCGCGACATCGAACCAGTTTTAAATTTTCCAGTGGCACGCTTTATCTTGGCTTCTTCGTTTGCATCTCCGCTTTTAAAATTGCTCGGTGTACGAAGTTTCGTTGTCTATGCCTATGGCGCAAGTGGCGGAGGAAAAAGTACAGCGGTGAAAGTGGGGCTATCCGTGTGGGGGAATCCCACAGATACGCTTGTAAAATTCGGGGATACAGTAGTATCCATCGAGAGGCGCGCGGCGTTCCTGTGTAACCTCCCGTTGGGCTTAGACGAGAGGCAAAGCGAATACGATCAAAGTAAAGTGGATCAGCTTATCTATATGCTGGCAAATGGGCAATCAAAAGGTAAAGCGATGCGCGACGGTATGGGACTACAAGAGCAAACAACATGGGACTTAATCACAATAGCGACTGGGGAAGATGCCTTAACGAACACTCATTCAAAGGGTGGGATTGTGACCAGAACTTTAGAAATCTTCTCCCGACCAATCCCAGATGATAACTTGGCCGTATCCCTACACGAAAAACTAAACGAAAATTACGGGGTAGCAGGTCTGGAGTTCTTAAACTACATCCTACCACGAAAAAAAGAGTTAAAAGATTTATATTCATCTGTTAAGGATGATATGCGCACAATTCACGAGGAGAATATTGGTACTCACCTTTCCGCTGTGTGCTGTGTGCTGGTCGCAGACTACTACATGAATAAAATTTTATTTGGCAAGGATGACCTTGCAGATTCAATTCATCTCGCATCTAGCGTGTTGAAACAACTTACAACAAAGGAAGATATGGACGATGCTAAGAGAGCTTACGAGGCGTTTTTAAGTTGGTTCGCTGTGAATGAAAATTCTTTCAGCGCACTAGCAAAAGAAGAATATGGATGGGTGAACACCCAACCAGTGACATTAATCTATATCTATCCAACGATATTTAACCGCACGATGAAAGAACTAGGGTTCAATGAAAAGCGGATCAAGCAGGAGTGGGCGAGAAGAGATTGGATAAAAACAGAATTGCGTGGGAACGAAGGGAAAGTTCGCTTTACCGTTAGAGAGTGGAACGCAGACAAAAAGGAGCGCGTGGGAGTTATTGCGGTGAGAAAATCAGAAGGAGTGTACCCTAGTGTACCCTAGTGTACCACTCAGTGGACCATTGAAAATCCAGTAAGAATAAGGGTTATATATATATAGTGTCCACTATGTACACTATATATAATATATACCCCCCATGTATTTTCTCTCTCTCTTACACAAATTTTTATAGTATTAATTTTATATAGTTATATACCTGTAAATTTGTGTACCATGTGGACCATAAACGCTAGAAGCGTTGGTACTACTGGATTTATTAGAGGTACACAGGTTAAAAAAGAGTGGAAAAACGTGGACATAATAGTGTACCACTGGAAAATAAAAAGGGGAAAAACCAATGTTAACAGAAAATTCAGTGTATGGAATACAGCGCGAACAAGAGGAACTCATCGAAAGTGTCATAAATATCCTGAGCTACACGGAAATAAAAGCGTCTCTAGCGATCTGGGAAGCACTAGAGGGTAAAGATTCGGCTACGTTGGTAATGTCGTCTCTAGCGGACAAATACAACTTCACACGCGCAAGCATCGTTAACGCTATACGGAAACTAGCATGCGCAAGAATTTTGAACTCTCAATCCTTGGGCGTTAAAGGAACTTTTATCAACATCTTAAACCGAAACTTTTTCGAGCATCTGGAGAGGCAAAACCGTTGTTATCACTGAGTTGGAGGGGTGTATGCCCTTCTTTTTTTTTACGCTAAAACGAACATATTTCCGCAAACATATATTTTTAATATACAATCTATTTAGGAGGTGCATGATGGGCAAAGCACAACGAGACAAAGGAATGCGGTTTGAAAGAGAAGTAGCAAAAGAGCTAGGTGGGACAAGGGTACCATTGTCTGGAGCCATGGGCGGAGAGTACATTGGAGATGTAAAAGCACTAGGTCTTACGATTGAATGCAAGGCTAGAAAAGACGGCTTTAAACAGCTATATAAATGGCTCTCCAGTTCCGACGCGCTCGTTATAAAAGCAGACGGGAAAGAAAACTTATTCATCATACGAACATACGAGCTATTAAGGCTCTTAAATATAGATCACAAAAGCGAGGACGAACTAGAAATATACTCGCGTCTGGTTACTACAAAAAGAAGACTAGATGAATTAGAAGCGGTACTAGCAAAACAGTACAACCCTCTTAGTTTTGGGGAAAGATTATTGAATATTCGGAAAAGAAGAAAGCAGGCAATAAAAAATGTTGCTGACTTTATCGGCGTAACACAAGAAGTAGTCAGCGATTGGGAAAATAACGTATCTAGACCAACGCTAGAAGAAATTATTCTCTTATCCCGTTTCTATTGCGTTTCATCTCGATATATAGAACTGGGGCTAATCGAACGAGGGGAAGACAGATTAGAGAGGGAGCAAGAGCCAGCATGACGGAAGAACATAAGCAGATGGGGTTATTTACGGAAAGAATAAGAACGACCGAGGGGATAAAATATGCTTGCGTGTGTTGTAGAGCGCGCTTTATCCCAAACCATGAATTGAATTTTGTGTGTCAAAAATGTATGGAAGAGGTGGGCAACGATTGGGATTGCGAAAAGACACGTTTAGATACATAGAAAAAGAAATCTATGACTATCCGCAAACTCTAACGCATTTACAAGAGCTACGCGAGGATATAATGTATGCTACTCCCGAGGTGCAGGAAATACGTAGCACCGATATATCAGACCCCACATTTCGCACCGTCTCTATACTAACAACACACAAATTAAAATTGCGCATGGAAGAGATTATATTTGTTATCGACCTAGCGTTCGTCAACACACTTCCAGAAATCCGAGACATCCTACAAGATAAATATTGGCATAATCCTGCCAAGCGTTGGGCGGATGTAGCAGAACAATACAACACTCACACACGCCAACTTCATAGATTTCGAAGTGCTTTTGTACAAGACATTGCGAGACGGTTAGGAATGAACTAAAAAAAGGCCATCGGCCTCTTTTATTTTGCTTCTTTAAGCATGTATACGTCCCGTGTTACACGCGCATTCACTTCATCTATACGCTCAACTTTCTTCTCTACACGTAGTATGTCTTCTTTTAACTCGTCTCTAACAGCATCTACTTTAGTATCTAAGACACTTACTTTATTGTTTAAGTCTATTAGATGCTTATCTATTCTATTTAGTAACTCAATTATCTTATCATTTTGCATTCGGTACACTTCCTTTGTATCTATTCTACTACAAATATTATCTTTTCTCCTGCTGTGTATTTGGATAATGTTATGATTGCTTAGGATTTGGCTGATCCTTTTCAATTAACCAAACGTTACGGAACTTTATGGCCTTGATCTCTTCTCGTATGCACAGGCTTCTTATATATCCCTCAGAAAGATTCCATTTTTTAGATGCTTCCAATACGCTCATGTGAGTATCAAACACAGTATCACCTCCCCTTTATACTCATATTATAACACCTGCGTCGTCGTTTGTAAATGGTTATCTAATAATACAACGGGAAAATCTTTCATCTTGTTTTACTTTGTCGATAATCATTTCTTTCAGAGCTTCTATTTCTTCATCTCTATCTAGCTCCGTGGGTTGATAGTCTTTTCTTTCACGGTCTACCATGATGCGAGCGAATCGCCCGAAGAAGGGTTTTTCTTCTAATACAGGTGGGTACTTACAATTTTCGATCGGTACAATAATCCTTTCTTTAAGTAACTCAACTTGATCCAGATAAATTATCTCCACATATTCCCTAGTTGTTAACATTTTCATTTCCCCTTTAGTGTGTGTTGTTCATTGTAACACCTTCGTCGTCGTTTGTCTAGTAATTCGAGCATCCCCACTCGACGTATTCTGTTTCTCCTTCGCCATACGTACATGACTCAAGTGTAATTGTTCCTAGATCGTTAAGAGTGGATACTGTTTTCTCTATTACTTGATTTAATCCGTACTCGTTTACTAGATCGATCATGCTAGAAGCGAATTCTTCAACATCATCAATGTCAACTGTTTGCGTTGTGAATCGTTCTTCTAAAATATTTTCTAACTTTTCTTCTTGTTCGATTGTTATTTCAAATATGTCTTTCATGTTCATTTCCCCTTTAGCGTGTTGTTCGCTTGCTATACTCATATTATAACACCTGCGTCGTCGTTGGTCAATAGTTATAACAAAGTAAGTGTATTCTGAATTTTGTCCGAAACCTGTCCACATTTGCATATAAAATTGGTATATAATGGTAATATAAAAATTGTGTAAACGCTTGTTCCCTGCTGGTTCAAGCTCAACTAAACCCCTACCAAGTGGAGGGGTTATTTCTTATGGAAAGGACGGAAAAATGAAGCTAACAGACAAGCAGAAAGCCTTCTGCGATTACTATATTATTACTTTAAATGCGTCTGAGAGCGCACGAAGAGCAGGATACAGCCCGAAGACAGCGGAGTGCATAGGCTCTGAGAATTTGCAGAAGCCTTATCTTCGCGAATATATAGATGAACAGTTAAAGAAGAAAGAAAACGAACGCATAGCGAAAGCGGACGAAGTACTTATGTTCTTAACAAGCATTATGCGCGGTGAAATTACAGAGCAGTCACCGCTTGTTTTAGGAAAGACGTTTAAGGTGCTGAATAAAGAGCCGAGCATTAAGGATCGGCTAAAAGCTAGTGAACTCTTGGGGAAACGCTATGCACTCTTTACAGAGAAGCATGAATTAAGTGGGAACTTAGGTCTAAGTATTAGTGTAGACTACGGTGAAGAAATTGAAGAAAATTAGTGTACCAATGAATGAAGTTTTCAGAAAAGTTAATACAAGCAGGAAAAGGTATCGTGTACTTCGCGGATCCGCTGGTAGCGGAAAGAGCGTTAACGTTGCCACGGACTTCATACTCAAACTGTCAGATCCTTGCTACAAAGGTGCTAACTTGTTGGTAGTGCGCAAAGCAGACGTGACCAATAAACATTCTACTTATGCGGAACTAAAGGGTGCTATTTTCCGAATATTTGGCGACCAGTGGGAAAGTTATTGGTCTATTAAACTATCACCTCTAGAGCTAAGATGCAAGATTACGGGTAACATGATTATCTTCCGCGGAATGAACGACGACCGCGAGCGAGAGAAAATTAAATCCGTCAACTTTGATCACGGTAAACTAACATGGATTTGGATAGAGGAGAGTACAGAGCTAGAAGAAGCGGACATAGATATACTGGATGACCGTCTACGTGGACAGTTGCCAAAAGGGTTATACTACCAAATCACGTTTACATTTAACCCCGTAAGCGCGACACACTGGATTAAGAAAAAATATTTTGATAGACAACACGAGGATGTATTAACACATCACAGCACGTATAGAGACAACCGCTTCATAGACGAAGCGTACTATAGAAGAATGGAGCGCAGGCGAGCCGAAGACCCCGACGGCTACCGCGTCTATGGCCAAGGGCTTTGGGGAGAAATTGGGGGGCTTATCCTCAACAATTACACTATTCGCGAGTTCAACACAGACTTTTCCAACTTTGACAGCATGGTACACGCGATCGATTTTGGTTTCAACCACGCGACGGCATTATTAACAGTCGGATTTAAAGACGATGAATTGTTCGTCTGCTCTGAAATATATGTAAATGAGATGGAACAAAGTGATATAATAGAGTTAGCAAAAAGACGCAATATTGACAATAGACTGAGAATGTACTGCGACAGTGCTTCCCCAGATTTAATCCAAACATGGAAGCGCGCCGGATTCCTAGCGCAAGCTGTTGTCAAAAATCCGGGATCAGTCAACGCTCAAATTGACATTTTGAAAAAGATGAAAATTCATATACATCCATCGTGCGTGAACACAATTCGTGAGATACAGCAATGGAAATGGAAGAAAGACAAGAAATCTAATATCTGGCTAGATGAGCCAGTGAACTTTAATGATGACGCAATGGCCTCGCTACGCTACGCAATAGAACCAATCAGACAACAAAAAAGCCCGCGTGTTCGATGGATATAATCGGAGGGGATTGTGTGTTTGCTTTTTGGTTGGGTATATTGATTTATTGTGTGTGTGCATCCGTTCCAACGCTGGTAGATTTTGCTAGAGAAGAATTCTTAGAAATCGCAGAGAAGAAAGAAGGTGTATGATGAAAGGTTGGATGGATTATGTTCTTGATTGGACAATGGGAGTTGTATTTGTGTGTTTAGCGTTGCTCATGATTTGTTTTGTTCTGTGCGTTGGTCTAGGTATATACTATGCCATAACGCAACCAGAGACGATGCAAGAAATTAGCAAAGAGGAACAAGTCAATGATGACAGCGGATGGCTTACAGGGTTTATAATAGGAAATATGCTAGGTGCTACGACATCAAGTACTTACCGCAATAGCCCTTCAAGTAGCTCTGTGCGTAGCTATGGCAGATCTTCATTTAGTAGCGGAGGTAGGAGGTAGGCGGATGATTACACAAGAACAACACTTTGCAGAGTTGGAACAAATGCACGCAGAGGGAAAAGCAATAGAGAAGTCTAGAAACGCTAAGGTTATACGCGCTTTAAGGGAGTTAGCGGACGAAATAGAGACAGAGAGTGTAAATGTAGAAGCATATACTTATCATTTTCGTTTGCCTAATGCATATTCTGACGAATATGAAAATGATCATGAGTCTATCTCTGTGGAGTTTTCGCGTAAGGGGTGATCGGATGGACAAGGAAACACAAGCAGTCGTGAATGAATTAAAAGACATCCTAAACGAAATAGAAGGAAAAAAAATGGGATTAATAAAGTTTGCACAGACAAAAGAAGTCGTTGGAAGTGTTCCTAGGCGCAGTATAGAATTAGTATATATCAAACCAAAATGAGGTGAGCGTATGGAAGAACTAAAAATTCTGGGCGTAGCTATTTTATTTGTAATCACGTTTTTCGCGGGACGATGGTTGGGCTATGAAGAAGGGTGCAAAGATAACAAGTATAAATTTATGCTTCACACATTTATGGAGGGGTTAGAAGCATGTTCGATAGAAGATGAAGATAAGAGAAAAGAAGCGATGAAAGAAGTTGAAGAAAAATGTAAGAATCCATATGCATTTATGAAGAGGTGATTGGGTGTATCCTCCGATACAACAAAAAGATATCGACATAATAATGGGAAGCATCGATCGAATTGGAAACGATACGGATACGCCATGCGCTCACTTAAGGTACGGGAGTAAATGGATTAAATACTTTCTGGGCATACCATATGAAGAGAATATAAAATTGTTGAAGTGCGTATATGGTGAGAGGTGAGCGGATGAAGATATTTGTATTTGAACGTTGTGATTGGGTACCATACAGATTTGACCTAGTATACGCAGAAGATGAGCAAGAAGCCAGATCTTTCTTAGATAAAAAACACATACTCTTGGACGTGTACGAAATAGAAAAAGGCATAATAGGAGAAGTTTTTGGAGGGTGATCGGATGGACATAAGTCCAGTTGTAAATAAGGATAAAGTTGATGCGCTGTTGAAGGATATTTCAAAGGATATGTATGATGAGAAGATAATAATAACTAGTGTCGATCGAGAAAGTGTAACGAAAGAAGTAGAATCAGTAAATAGATGTGTAAAGCTTACTATAGAGTACGAATTGAAGAAGGACAGGTGAGCGGATGGAATCGAAAAACGAAAAAGCAGAGAGATACTTAATACAAAATCTTTTTAAATCTGTCGTTCCCAATCAACATGTAGAAAAGTTATACGAAATGATGGGCATTCTAGCGGATATCGGGATCGAAGTAAAAATAACGAATCATGTTCCCGACGCATCTAAAATGGAAATCTCGTTGCAATTGTGGATTGGCGAAAAAATAGAATATGAACAAGTGCTAAAAGGTGATATGACAGAAACATACTTTTTCTTTCAGCATTGCAAGAACAAGATACTAGATCTATTAGCGATGGCTATTTATACAGAAAACAAAAACGGCGTAATAGGACGAATAGGATCAATAACGTAACGTTACAAAAGAATTGTTTTGTTACCCCACGCAAAATATAAAACCGCATTAAATCAACGTTTTCGCATGTAATTAGTACTACCACCATACTCACAAACACGGTAATATCCAATAATTAGAATCATAAATACTATTCTACACCGTGATAAATAGCACTAATACTACATTTAAATAAGTTTATTTACAATTAGCGTCAACCATGTATGCATTATTTAAATGCTGTTCTACATAGTGTATTATTCAATATTAAAATGAGGAGTTGGTAGTGTGGACAAGGACATGTTACGCAGAGAATTTAAAATAGCCATTCGAACACAACGGTATCTCCGATGGCAGTGTATAGCGGTATTACTAGGAACATATTGTGTTTTCCTAGCGTGGATGACAGATAGCATGTGGTTAAAGTGGATTACAACAGTGGTAAACATAGCTATAGCTAGCTATTCGTATATCCAAGCTAAGCAAATTAAAAACGAGAGTGAAATAATAGACGAAAAGATTAAGCGTATTGAGAATGGGGAATTGTGGCATTAGAGGTAACGAAGAATAGAATTAAGCATCCCAACAGGGGTGCTTTTTTTATGTCCAAATACCACATATTCGTACATTCAGGGGGAGAGATAAGAGTGAATAGACAGTTAGCGAAAACACTTAAAGAAATCGAAGCAAATGATTTGAACTACGATGTAAGATACAAACTAGTGTTAAGGGCATTACACTTAGCGTCCGAAGCAGGGTATAAGTGTGGATTGAGAATGGATCCATCAGAACCTAAGTGGCCTACAGTGAAGATTGAACTTCCAACTGGTCAAGTAAGCTGGCATATGCCCGAGTATCCGGAGGCATGGGACGGTCACACCACAGAAGAAAAGTATAAGCGTATCAATGAATATGTAAATGATGTTAATTCAATAGTTTATCCTGAATAGGTCGCCATCCGGTGGCCTTTTTATTATGAGGAGATGTTTAGAAATGAGCGAATGGCAAATTGGTCATATTGAAAACTTAATTAGACAGTTAGTAGATGATAAGAGAGTTTCTGACATCGTAGCTAGATTAGAGGTGGAAACTAGTAAAGTTTATGTTTCTTTCGACTACGATAATACGCCAGATTATACAACCGATGGGCGTGGGGGATACACTTCTGAAGGGGGCTGATCATAATGGACTTCATTAATACTATTAATTGGGAAACATTCGGTTATGCAATCATAACACTTCTCACAGCATCTGGAGTTACGATGAGCTGGCTCAAAAAGATGTGCCAGAAGATTGAGTCTACTAATCTACGTGTGGAAGAGCATAGGGACGAGATACGCGAGATTCTTGCGCGCATGAACACAGGTATAACAGAGATGGAAAAACTGATTGCCGAGTACAAAAGTGTAAAGAAGTAGAAACGAGCATTTATATATAGGGGGTGATTAATTGTTAAATTGGATAATGAGCCGAATTAGCACAAGGCAATCTAAAACACATGCTACTATTAGCTCTCCCGTACAAGCGGTATACCCTGAAATCAATTTTAGAAAACTTTCTCAAGTAGGGTATCAAAGTAATGTGTATGTATATCGCTGTGTAAATCTAATAGCAAACACCTTTTCAGGTGTGCCTATCCGCCTATATTTAAAAGATTCTGATGATAGAGACATTCAAATTGAAACACATCCAGCCTTGACTTTACTTGATAAACCGAACCCTTACCAAGGGGGATCGGATTTTAGGCGTAACTTAATTAGCTACCTTGAGATTTCGGGAAACACTTTCGTGGAAAGAGTTGCCCCCTCTCCCGAAGCTCCTCCAAAGGAGCTTTTTTTAATTCGCCCTGATTTAATGAAAATCATCCGTGGAGATAGGGTAAGCCCAATTTTAGGGTATGAGTACAACTATAGAGGATTAATAGAATTCTTTCCGTACAAAGATGTGTTTCACGGAAAGCTGTTTAACCCTCTCGATGACCCAATAATCGGGTATGGGCAATCCCCCTTACAGGTCGCTTTAAAGTCTATTGTACAAGTGAACTGCGCTATGGATTGGAACAATTCTTTGATTCAGAACTCGGCAAATCCTTCGTTGATGATTAAATTTAAAGGCTCTATGGGTGATGGTCAATTTGAAGATATCAAGAAACAGTTTGAAGGAAAATTTACTGGGCCAAATTCTGTAGGACAGGTTTTTATAGCAGAGGAAGCTATTGACCTTGTAAAGATGAGCCTATCTCCAGAAGAGATGCAAATTCTTGACTTGCTTCAACAAGGAGCAAAACAAATTTGTATCACGTATGGCGTAGACTCCAGTCTTATTTCCGACTCGGCTAACAAGACATATAGCAATTTTAAAGAAAGTCGCTCCGCTCTCTATGAAGATGTAATGATACCTCTTTTGGATTGGTTTAAAGATGACTTTTTAAATGGGTGGCTTCTCCCTCAATTCCCAGGTACGGAAAATATGTATTTTGATTATTCCGTAGACGATATAGAAGCCTTGAACGAAGATAGAACAATTGTTTACACCAGAACACTCAATGCTTTTAATGCTGGAGTTATTTCTTTAAACGAGGCGCGCGAGTGCTTGGGCTTTAGCGAGATGGAAGAAGATGAAGCGATTGAACAGCCTGACGAAGTCGAGGAACCATCAGAAGCGACGGGCGACAGGGAAGGAGACGGAGAAAATGGAGTTTCGTAAAATGGATTTTGAATTGCGTGACATTGATTCTCAAACAGGGGAGTTTGAAGGCATCATTTCTACCCCCTCACTCGACACATACGGGACAATCTTTGAGCCTAGTGCATTTAAGAAAACCGCACGCGAAACAAAGGGCGAGGTTGCTATTCTCTATCACCACGACCCACAACGCCCTATCGGACTTAGTTCTTCGATCGATATAGGAGATGAAAAAGTAACTACTCGGGGCATGATTGATTTAGATATAGAACTTGGCAGAAATATTTTTTCGGGCATGAAGAAACGGTATATAAATGAACTCTCCATCGGATTTTCAAGAGTTAAAGAAAAGTGGGACAAAGTCCGAAATGCAATGATTATAAAAGAAGTTCGACTATTCGAATACAGCCTAATAACTCGGGGGTTTGCCTCCAACAGGGACGCTGGTATAACCAGCGTCCGTTCTATTCCTACATTGGTTGGGGGCTTACGCGCTGTTGATATAGATCAAACATTAGTACGCCAAGCGATCCGCTCCTTAAACGCTCTTCTTGTTGAGCCGGCCGAGACCACTCAACAACTAGAACATGAGCCGGCCGAAGCCACTCAAAAACAGGAGAGATCAAATCAAGCGATGGAACGCGAGGTTATTTATCTTGCTGACCAAATGAAATCAATTTTAAGGAGTGGGTAATTTGAGTACAGTAACGTCAGAAGTGCGTCAAGATCATGTTGAGTTAAATACGCTATTTGAAGCGCACTTAAAGCCAGCTTTAGACGAAATTCAGTTAGAACAAAGGCAATTCGGGCAAGCACGTCAAGAGTTAGAACAAAAGATTGATCGTATTTCTGAACGCATGGACGAAACAGAAACACGCATGAACCGCAGGGGGCAGGTATTGGCCGAGCCTGAAATACAAGCGACAAAGAATCAAGAGTACCATGATTCGTTTGTGAAGTTTCTCCGCAATGGTACCCTACCGATTGAATACCGCGTTACGGACAACTACAACGAAGACACACCGCCAGGAACGCAGGGTGGATATTTAGTAATTCCAGAATGGGCGAGTAACATTTATAAAAGAGTGCATGAGTTAACGCCTATGCGTCAGGTCGCAGAGGTCATTAACGTCTCTAGTAACTTATTCCAGATTCCAGCCGAATCGGAACAGGATTATGTAGCTACTTGGGTTGGAGAACAACAAGCGCGCCCTGTAACAGATTCGCCAGAGTTGCGCATGGTTAACATTGCGATTAAAGAAATGTATGCACAACCACGGGCAACACAAAACATCTTAGAAGACAATGCATACAACTTAGAAAGATGGGTAACCGAAAGTCTGGCTACTCGTTTTGCGCAACGTCAAGGGGAAGCATTTATAAGCGGTGACGGGGTGTTAGCTCCATTCGGTGTATTAAATCCTGGGGGAGGCGGATTTGCAAACCCGCTTTTCCAAGCTGTACCAACTCAAAACGTGTGGCCACCAGCACCAGACGCGCCAGTTCCTAGCACTAATGATCTGATTGACCTTCAATTTTATATTAAGCAAGAATACAGCAACAATGCTTCTTGGTTTATGCACCGCTCGTTCATTGCGCAGATTAGAAAACTCCGCGGTGACGATGGAGTGTTAATTTGGCAACCTGGTATTCAAGCAGGAGACCCGAACTTAATCCTAGGCCGTCCATACTACGAATCTCCAGACATGGTTAGTCCTGCTGTTATTAACGGTGCGATCGCTAACGGTGAAAACGTAGACGGTGCGCCGTTTATTGCGTACGGCGACTGGAGACGTGCGTATACTATCGCAGACCGCATCGGATTATATACACGTAGAGACGACCTAACAGATAAGCCCTACGTGTTGTTTTATACTCGTATGCGTGTAGGCGCAAACGTAAAAGACTACAACGCTTACGCAACGCTAACAATTCGCACTGTCTAAAAAATATAAAGGAGGCTTGTTCATGCTGGATAATGCTTTTGCTCGCTCGCTCGAGTTTGAACAACAAGACCAAACATCAAATGTAGGGGGCATTGTTGATCGCTCTGGGTTTGGTGCGATTAGTGTTTTAATCGCCACGGCGGTAATAGAAGACGGGACGCATACCCTAGTTGTGGAGCATTCAGACACAGAAGAAAACGCAGACTTTACCGACGCAAGCTCTTTTTTAAGCGATTCCCTGCCCGTGCTTGTCACAGGCGGAGACTACGACAAACAATTATACAAAGTTTTCTACCTTGGCTACAAAAGGTATCTACGCATTAAAAGTACCGTCGTAAGTCCGACAGATGGCGGAACGTATGGCGGTTTCTTTGTCCTCGGAAATCCTGCACAATCCCCCGCAGTGTACCAAGATGCTCAAGAGTAAGCGCATTCGCGCTATAAGAGACTATCAGCTTTTTAAAACTGGGAGGGCGTACACCCTCCCTTTACTTATTGCCGAGGAAATGCTCAGAAAAGGGATTGCTATAGAGGATAGAAGTATTGATGTATCGGAGGTGCGAACCGTTGGCGAAAAGGCTACTCGTTCCGCCCGACACTCTTCCAGTGACACTACAGGAAGCGAAACTAAGCGAAAGAATCGACCTAGACGACCCAGAAAACAATGAGTACATTGAACGCTTGTTGCGCGTCGCGACGCAGAAGGCTGAAGAGTTTACGCGCAGAGCATTTATTACACAAACTTGGATTTTCCAAACGCATCAAATTAAGAGCGTTATTGAAGTACCCCGTCCGCCTTTGCAGTCTGTAGACGAAGATACAGTCGTTTTACTAAACCAAGATGTTCCAACAGATATTGATCCCGATTCCTATTATCTAGATACAATCTCTGAACTCGGGCGTTTGATATTTAAGACACTCCCAACAGTTTCAGCAGGGCTAATCTTTTACCCTGCTTGCAATGCTTGGGGATGCAGAAAGTGGAACTACGAAGCAGAACCAGTGCGCCTACAATTCGAATTTACGGCAGGATATGGGGACGATCCCGAGGACGTACCCGAAGAGATCAGGGAAGGGATTCTTCAAATATTTGGTCATCTTTATGAAAATAGAGAGAGTCAACAAATTCCGCCTTACGCAAAGGAATTACTCGCCCCCTTTAAGGTGTGGATGTTATGAAAGTAAAAATTAATGCGGGTAAGATGCGAGATCGTTTAATACTACAGTACCCTGACTCGGTTCCTGATGGACAAGGAGGAGGGGTGTACAATTGGCGCGACGTTGCGACACTGTGGGCGCAAATTGAAACGGTAAACCCAACAACCTATCCAGACTTAGAGCGATTTCAAGAAAACCAAATGAGGCGCGTAAGTCACTATCTTATTACAATTCGCTTCAGAGATGACATTTCAACAGAAATGAGATTCATGAAAGGAAATCGCATCTTTGAGATTGAGTCAGTTGTCGCAATTGATGAAATCAGTTGGAAAATACAACTATATTGCCGAGAGGAGGGGAAGGTGTGAGGGTAAAGGTAAAAGTAATCGGATTAGACAAAGCCATACAAGACATTGAAGAGTATAAAAAAAGAAAACATCATGAACTTATTGGGGTCGTTGCTGAAACTTCTAGAGAAATTCAGAATACTGCTAAATCTCTTGCCCCTGCGGATTTGGGAAACTTGCGCAATAATATAACACACGTTGTTATAAGTCAGCAAGATAAAGAAGTGCGCGGGGAAATTCTTTCAGGGGAAGAATACAGTAGCGCAGTAGAGTTCGGAACAAAGCCCCACCGCGCCCCTTACAGCGCAATAAAGCCTTGGGCAATACGAAAGGGGCTTCCTCCTGTTCCCATTTGGTTGAGCATTATAAAGAATGGTACTAATGCACATCCCTTTATGAATCCTTCCGCGCAAAAATCAAAGAGCCGATTTATTCGCTTAACCGAAAAGGTGATGAGTCGAGCATGAGCGGTAGTCCTTTGTCTGATATACAAGAAGCGATTTACACACTATTAACCAACGATCCTGAATTGATGAACAAAATAACAAATGTGTACGATTTTACGCCCGACAATGAAGATTATCCCTATGTTGTCATTGGAGAGTTTACGTCTAGTAACTGGGATACGTACCAGCGACACGGAGAAGATGTGACGGTTACTATTCATGTCTGGAGCAATAGCCAAGGCATGAAACAAATTGAAGAGATTATGAACGACGTGAACCGCCTACTTGTTAGGCGGTCTTTTGATATTGAGAGTTGGCAGAACGTGGGGTGCATGTTTGATTATTCCTCGACCTTCGCAGGGCGTAGCCCCTCGGGGTCGGTAATCAGGCATGGGATTTTACGCTATCGCCTTCTTGTATTGCAAGAACTTGCTGACTAATTAAAGGGGGTTTTTTTATGCGTACTGAACTTGATTTGCACCCTGTTGTCTTTCAAGCCTCCAATGAAATTGCAGGTACAGACTTTGACGACGTAAACGGAATGATGTTTGAAAACAACGGGAGTTCTATTTTTTACATTCACAATCAGAGCGGAGGCTCTGTAACAATAACCGTTCACTCCGTACCAGACGAAGCGGGGCGCGTTGGAGATTATGAAAAAACAATAGAAGACGACACAATTCATCGATTTGGAGTTTTTCGCCCGCAATGGTGGAACCAACAGGACGATGATTTTTTTAATTATGTGTTTATTGACTCTACAGTAGGCACAGGTGTAAAGATTTACGGCGTTGATTTAACAAGAACAGTGCGAGAAGACGACGCAGAATAGGGGGGGTTCTAAATGGCGAGTAAGGCAATAGCAGGTTTTAAGTGTGATGTGCTGGTCTCCACAAGCGGAAATGACCACGAGTATAGAATTCTTGGCGAGATGCGCGATACAAGCATAACAGTAAATCAAGAGCCGATTGACGTTACATCCTATTCTACAGATGGATGGTTAGAATATATTTGCGGATTACGCTCTTGGGAGGCTTCGACGGAAGGCCTGTACATTAGTAGCGATGCAGGGTTACAGATCGTGCGGTCATGGATTTTAAATGCGGATAGAGAAGAATTTTTGCATTGGGCATTTATCCCAAAAAGGACAAAGTTTAATAGCAGTTATTACACAGGTAAAGCTTCTGTAGACTCTCTCGAGATTGGAATCCCATACGAAGACGGAGTCAATGCTAGTTTCTCGATGACAGGAAGCGGAAAGCTAGAGCGAAAAAACTATGAAGAGGCAACGTTACCAACATTGTTACCAGAAGCATAAGAGTAAAGAAGAGAGGAAAAAACAATGGCAAACAAACACAAGGGTGAAGTGGAAATTGTTCTTGATAAGCCACGCACACTTAAATATAACTTTAATGCACTGGCCGAGTTGGAGGATCAACTCGTCCAGTCTCTTTCTTCACTGAG